ATCCGGCACCTGATGGTCGTTGCCGTGCAGTTCCGCCGAACACCGATGGAACTTTCGATGGTGAAACGATAACTGTGCAGTGTTATCCCAGCGGATTGTGCTCTTACGTCACAGAAATGAACGACCCAATAGATTTGTGCTGTGATGAATTGATTGCGGATCCCGATGATGTACCGCGTCAAGAAGGTCACAAAACTGACGCAGAGCAGGTCAGTCCTGACACGTACGGAGATCCAGTTAAAGCATTTTCGATCGACAAAATGACGCAACCGGGGTCGTTCGATTTAACTGCTGCTCCCGGAACCTACGGGTTTATGTTGCCTCTGAAGAGCGGTCAGTTTGATCCAGACATCAACGAGGAAACGAATTGGGGTATCGTGCAATGGCAAAGGACGTTGATTAAGGCGTCAATTCCAACCGCGATTCAATGCTGTCCCACGAGTGGTGGCGGAACAGAAAACAAAATCACAGCGTGGACCGACATGATCGTAGAAGGGCTGTACTGCGGCGGTCAAACTGACCCTTGCGAGGTGTAATGATGCCAGTCATTGGCCCTCCGACGTTCATTCAACAACAAGGCGACTACAAACTCGGCCAGTATGAAGGCAAGTTTTTGTCGACTGACGGTCTTGTCGGACGCGATGGTTACAGGCTAAACACGAACTGCTGCTGCGTCGGCACACCACCATCGGGGCAAATCGTCTGTTGCGACGATTGGCAGGCTGAGCTTGCATCGCTCGGTATTGACCTCGAATGGATCATTGGCACGCCATGCGGCGGCGGCACGCTCACATGGGATCAATTTGGCACTGAATGGAACGGAACAATTGTCTGTGAATGCGAGGGCGGTTTTCCAGTCACAATTGATTTGCGAATCCGCTGTGAACTCAATGAGGACGCTGGAGTCGAGCAATATCGTTTATATGTTAGCTGCAACAATCCCAACCCGCCGGGTGGCTTTGAATCATGGGACGGTTTCCCGCTGACTCAAAGCGAGTGCCCAACAAACGACAATGGACTGTCGTCTGTACAGGCGACATGGGGCGTGCCAGCCATCTGCTGCGTAGAATTTTCACAAGCGGGCTGGGGCGGTAATCTCAAGGCAGAAACACCCTGATGCCAGTCATTAGAGCTAATCGACAACCTAAGCCAAGGCGAGCACGACCGGCGAGTAAACCGTGCGTTTATCGCAGCGAACAAAGTACTGGAACAGTCGGTTGCAAAACATGCGGTGGCAATGTGCAACGCACACTATATTGGTGCGCATTGCACAAATTAGATGTGATGACTCATCCATACAGTTCCGCGCACAAGGCGTGTTCTAAGTGCGCTGACTACACGGCGAGGACCGATGACTAAACAAACATCTGCCGCGCTAAAAACTCAAGTATCGACTCTGCTGCAAGACGGTGGGGTGTCAGGGACGGGCATTCCGGCATCAGATCACCGCACGACAGAAAACGACACGCACGACAGTGTGCTCAATCATTTAGACTTGACCAATGCAGCGACATACGACGGTCAGCCGTTAACGTGTAACACAGTCACAGGTCTCGTCGAACCGGGGGACATCGCGTCTGCAACGCACACAGTGTCCACAACGAGTACGTTGACCGCGGCTGGATTTTACGAGGCGTCTGCTGCTGCTGGATCAATAACCGTTTCGCTGCCCGCTTCTCCAGCGGAGGGCGATACGTTTGAAATAGCTCGGGTCGACACAACGGTAAACACGCTATTGATCGACGGAAACGGCAACACAATCAACGGTAGTTCTCAGCAGCCGTTGATTTCATACGACTGCCTTAAAGTCAGATTCTCAACAAACCAAACGCGGTGGATCGTCATATGACAATTTGGAGACCGCTTGACGGGGTACTGATTTCGTCAGGACAAATCCCCGGTTTCTTGGCTGTGAACAAATTTGGCCGCAACAGTAATGTTGGAACCTCTGCGGACGAAGATGTGTGGGACGGAGGCGGAACATGGTCTGCACCTACGAGTGCTCAGACTCATGACATCGTTAGTACAGACGCATCTGACGATTCGTTAGGTGGCACCGGCGCGCAGACGATTATGATTTTTGGTCTGACAGATTGGACCAGCGGCGAGGTCGCTGAGATTGTCTCGCTCTCTGGGACGACGCCAGTCACCACAAGCAACAACTATGTAATCATCCATCGGATGAAAGTATTAACTTCCGGATCTGGCCGCACGAATGCAGGCGACATCACAGCGACGGCGTCGTTTGATTCGACAGTGACCGCACAAATTACAGCCGGAAAAGCGCAAACGCTCATGGCGATTTATGGACTGCCAAGCGAGTCGCAGCTTGTGCTGACTGACATCTATGTCTCGATGACGAAGAAATCGACGACCGGATCGATCGATGCCGAGCTGTTCGTGACGAGCAATCCGGACGATTTCGATCCAGTGTACCGATCCCTGTCGCGGTTCGGTCTGTCAACATCAGGAACTTCTAGTCAAACAGTGCCGTACACTACTCCGCATCCAATTGCTGGCCCGGCAATTGTAAAGATCAGGGCGCTCGACGCGAGCGTCAACAACCTCGACATTGTCGCCGGATTCAATGGTGTGCTGATCGACGGGTAAGTGTTCGGGGCCGGACTGTCTAAAAGGTCAGAAAGGTAGCTACCTTTTAAGGACCGGGACTGACTGTTTCTTCGATTGGCATCACTAGACTTTGAGCATTAGGCACTCACTGGGAGTGTCAGCAGCCGAATCTGCTCGAAGGAAGTGACATGTTTGTAACAGGGAATGAAGTCGCCCCACCATCAGCGAGATTGCTTGATAAGTCGGATCTCGCAGTACTGCTGGGATGTTCAAAACGCCACATCGACCGACTCGTCGACAGCGGACAGCTACCAACTCCTGTGAAGCTCGGAGCGTTGGTTCGTTGGCCATCAAATGTGGTCCAGAACTGGATCGATGCCGGATGTCCCCCTCGTACGAAGGGGACGGGCCGATGAGAATACTGTCGACGGATTCGTATGGAGTCGTACTTGGTCTCTGGCCCAATGGCTGCTCGCTCGCAGCGCTTGAGCCGAGATCTTGCGAAGGTGCGTACAGGGCGAGTTTCTTTATGGACTGTGTCAGACGGCTCATTTGGGGTAAAATCTGAGGCCGAAGAAAAACGAGCGGTTGCATTACTGCAATAAGATTACTACAGTCCATCGAACATCCTTACACCGCATGATGCGGTCGTTGGTTCGCAGTCCTGACGGAATCCCTGTCGCCAAACAAGAGAAGACCGGCAGTGCTGCATTCAAACAATAAAGGCCGTCACCGTTTCCAGCGGTGGCGGCCTTTGTTTTTTTTCACAAACTTCCGACTCATACGACCCTATCTGTTGCGTCATACGGCCACATGGCGATAATGGTTAGTAGAGGAGAGGCAAAACGAGGCAACGATTGAAGGGGCAAAGCGAGGAGGTGCTGTGATGCGACGGTGCGGACTCTGCGGATCGACGAAGCGATACCGCCCGCAAAATTTGTGTGCAGGGTGCGGTGCGACAATTCCGGAGGCCATGGCTGCACCGAGGAAGATAACAGGCATTACGCCGCCGAAAGGTGACCGAGACCAGATCTTAAACAGAGAGCAGAACTGCGTTCCGGATCTGGTGTTCTCGGACTGGCAATATACCCACAGCTGGGATGTGGCCAGCGGGCAACGATAGGAGACTGCGATGAAAGTCAGGATTAACAGCTTCACGTCCTCGTGTATCGAGAATGTCGACAAGTGCATTTTCAGCCGAGAGCTCATCCACACCGCTATGGAGAACCTGGACGCCGGCCCAGAGACAGACGACCGCGGCCGGAGGTTGCGGATCAAGGTGACGATCGACACGATCGCTCTGACGCCAGTCGAAGACGTGGAGTCGATCACGGTCAAGAACAACAGCCTGCACACTGGTCACTGGATGATCACGAAACGAGACTGGTCCGAGGGGGTGGAGGGGCTCGAGCGAGTCTGGCGGGTGCGTGTCTGCGAACTCCGCAGCGGCAAGCAGTTCGGGCCAGACGCCTGCGCGGTGTTCACCGACAAGAGCGAAGCGATGAAGTACAGAAAGCAGCGGGTGCGAACGATCACCAACAGGTTGACCAAAAAGTACGGGCGGCGGCAAGTACCTTGAGAACCAGGCACAAGGAAACCAAGCAGTGAACAACACGGCCAAGAGCCTTCACGATCAGTGTCCATTTTGTGAGTCCAAACGTCGACTGATCATCCGCCAGCGAGCTTACTGCGGTGGTTGCGGATCTGACGGCGCGATGATGGACGACAGGCGGCGAAAGCTGGCGGCCGAACGAAAGCTGCACACTGGGTACTACGGAAACCGGCGCAGCAGCTACCGAGTGGTCAGGGGGCTGGGCCTTGTGGGAGACGACCGATGACGCCGATCTGGAAACGATGCCCGTTCTGTGACGACTACACCTGCACGATTCACGCTGGCGAGCACGCTCACGAGTGCCCGTGTCCGACGATCGACGAATGGGTGGCATTGGGCGGCGATCCATACACCATCGATGCCGACCGGGTGAAGCTGGATCGGGTGCCGGCGACAGTTCTTGACGATCTGGCCACGTATCAGCGGGTCATGCGGGCGGTGAGCTCCGGAGACGCTTACGTCACATAGCAAACAAGGTTGCAGGCGGCAGTCTCGTCGCCTATCATGCGACCGTATCACGCCAACTATGGAGAGGAGCGAGACATGACGCGACTGGTGCTGCATAGGCATGCCGGTGAGGAGATATGTATCGGAAACTTAGTGACGATACACGTGCAACAGATCGCGCGTAGCGGCGTCAAGCTGGTGATCGAGGCACCCAGGGAAGTTCAAATTCTGAGAGGAGAACTGCGTGATGAAAGTAACGGGGACGCTGGTTTGCGAAGCGAATACGGAACAGTGGAAGCAATATCGAAAGACCGGGATCGGAGCGAGTGAGGCGGCAGCGGCGCTCGGTGTTTCGCCATGGTCGACCGCACTGGAGATCTACCATGTGAAACGGGGCGAGCTTCCCGAGTTCGATGGCAACGTGGCGACCCGCTGGGGCCAGCTGCTCGAGCCGGCGGTGTTGCAGCTGTTTACGGACGAAACCGGGATTCAAATTACTGGATACTGTCCGGGGCTGTTTCGTCATGACCAGCATCATTTTATGCTGGCCACACCGGACGCGATTGCTGGTGACGGCGTGGGAGTCGAGACCAAGACGACCATGAGCCGCACAGAAATGGGCGAGAACGGGTCCGATGAGGCTCCGATCAGTTGGTGGTTGCAGGCTCAGCAACAGATTGCGGTCTGTGGCTTCCAGACGGTGTATATCGCCGCGGCCATACTGGACACTCGCCAGCTGAAGTGGTTCCAGATCGACCGAGACGACGAAATCATCAGCCATCTGGTGAGTGCCGAGCGTATTCTGTGGGACCAGATCCAGCAGGGCACACCGCCCGAGCCCGACTGGGAGCACGAATCTACCGCCAAGCTGCTCCGAAGTCGCTTCCCAGACTTCGACGCCACGGCCGAGCGGAAGCTGACAACCAACGCGCAAGCCGCATGGGAGCAGGCGGAGCGACTTGGGGAACGTATCAAGCAGATGGAGACCCAGCGGAAGCTGCTTCAGGGTCACGCCATCAAAGAGCTCGATGACGCTGCCTACGGAGTGTTTCCGGACGGTGAGCGAATGCTGAGGCGGAAAACCATCGCCGCCAGTGAATCGATGGTCAAGAGGAAGGAACGCATCGACATCCGGTGCGTGAAAGTACCCAAGGCGAAAAAGAAGGGATCTGCGAAGTGATGAACAACCAAGCCCTGATTCCCGGCCAGAGCGCCGGGACCGTGTCAGCCGTACAGGCTGATTCCGAGGTGGCTCGAGCCGCGGCCGAAGTGCAGAGCCGAATTATTGTGGCCCGCCAGTTTCCGCGGGACATGACCGAGGTGACCTCGAACATCCGCACGGCCTGCCAGCGGCAACGTCTGGCGGAGCTCGCGATTTACCAGTACCGGAAAGGAGGTGCAGTGGTCGAAGGCCCGTCTATTCGACTGGCTGAGATGATCGCCCGCGAAATGGGCAACATTCAGTTTGGGCGGCGGGAGCTCAGCACCAACAATCGGGAAACCAAGGTGCAGGTGTTCGCGTACGACCTCGAGCGAAACACGTCCGAGGTGATCGAATTCACCGTGCGGCATGAGATGAAGGCCCGCGGCCAGAGGAGGGTGCTGGAAGACCCACGGGAGATCTACGAACACGTTGCCAACCAGTCGGCCCGGCGGATGCGTGCCGCTCTGCTGGCTGTCATCCCGGGTGACGTGGTCGACATGGCGCTCGACGAGATCAACAAGACGCTGTCGAGGCAGGACGGCGGGAAACCGCTGACTGACCAGATTCGGGAGATGGTGTTCTATTTCCGAGATCTGGGCGTCACCGCGGAGATGATCGAGGGCCGTGTTGGTCATTCGATCGACAGTCTGAGCCATTACGAAGTGGCTCAGCTCCGCAAGATCTTCGCCAGCCTGCGGGACGAGGCGTCGTCTGTCAGCGACTGGTTCGAGCAGTCAGCGCCGGCCGACAGCGTGAAGAACGCAGCTCGCGATGCGGTGAAAAAGAGGATGGCCGAGAAGAAGTCGGCGACCCAGGCTCCAGCCGAGGAGCCTCCAGCGGCCGATGACAAGCCGAAGCCGAAGCGGAAACGGGCTTCAAGGAAGAAAGCGACGGTCAAGACGCCAGAAACGGCCCCAGAATCGCCACCAGAGCCAGAGCCGCCGGAAGTTCCGACAGACGCACCTGACGCAGACTCAGAGCCTGCGGCGGTTGATCTGTTCGGTGAACCGACCGCAGCTGGTCAGGAAAACACTGAAGCCTATTGGGTGCGACAGGTATCGTTGTGCGAATCGGTGCAGACGGTCGATTCGATGATGGCGTTCGCGATGGAGGACGAGGCTGACGATATTCTCAGCGCCGTCCAGCTGGCCAACGTGATCGATGCCGCCAACAAGCGCAAGGCGGAGCTATCCTAATGACGAGACCGGTGCGAGTGTTCCTGACTCGCCCGGTGCAGACGCTAGGCGGGACCGTGCCAGTCACGGCCCGTCTGGTGCTGCACTCACAGTGTGGGAAAGGGGCTGTTAATTTGGCATTCGTCAATTGCCCAGACCGGATTGCTATCAGCGGATTGCGTGATGGCTTCCGACTGCGCAGGAGAAAGCACAACGATGACTCCCACTGTAGCACTGACGCATCACGTAGTTGAGCGATTAAAAATGCGGTTTGGGCAATTGACGGGCGAGCTACTAAGCCTTGCGCACGAGCGGTTAGAGCACGGCCTATGGTCGCCTCGTGGAAAGTACCGACAGGTGGACCTTCCGTTCCACGGCGGCCATGCTCGAGTCGTGTACGATGCGAGCGGCAGCGTGCTGATTACCGCCTGTTGGACTGACTCACGTAGCAAGTGGACCACTGATCAGCTGCATAGGTTTCTGATTGACAGCGAACTGACAGCCGGAAAAAAGGAGACTGCAAGTGTCATGGATTAAAGTCAGAAACGAACTTAGAACACATCCGAAAATTCGCCAGGTCATGGCCAGGCTTAACGCAAAAGCCTTGTCACTCTCTGCCGTGACAGGTGAGTCACGCACTACCGTGACAAGAAGCCACGTTATCGGTTGCCTAGTCGTTCTGTGGATGCTGGCAGACGAACACGCAGACAGTCACGGCATTGTTGAAGGCGGCGAAGACTTTGTCGACGAGCTAGTAGAGTTTCCGGGAATGGCGGCAGAGCTCGAAACAATTGGATGGGTGCGATTTATTACAGACGATTTTGGTGTGCAATTGACGCAATTCGTGAACTACCAAGAACATAATGGTTCCACAGCTAAGACTAGATCACAGAACAACAAGCGAAAACGGAAGCAGCGTGACAGGAGTGTCACGCATGAGCGTGACATGGTGTCACGCATGAGCGCGGATAGAGTAGAGGAGAAGAGAGGAGATAAGAATAGAGCGATATTTGCGCGACAACACCTCGACTACCAACAAAGCGAAGGCACACCGTTGGTCGACCGTCCGGAACCGATTGAGTTGACCGACATTTTGAAGCGTTCCGATTTCCGAAAGTTCATCGACCTGCACCCAAGCCCGTACACTAAGCCGGGGCCAGCGGCGAGGGCGTGGGCGAGGGCTGTTGGTCAGGCTGGCATCGGCTGGCTGCTGCGGGCGGCGAAGGCTGAGTCAGAAGCGGCTGGCGAGGCGGATCGCAAACCGGCGGCCCACAAGTGGCTTGCCGATCAAAGCTGGCTGCTACACACTCGCGGCGAGGTGTGCGACCCGATGCTCGAGTCCGCCTCGTCACGAGTTCAGCGTGCTACTAATCTGCTTCGCCGCTGGGTGATACGCTCCGAGCCAAGTGGTACGCTTCGTTGCTCGGAACCGGACCAGGCGTTTCGGCACGAGCCCGAGGCGGTCCGCTGCATGCTCGAGAATCTCGAGCTGATCAGCGATGACGAAACCAAGAAGTTTTTGCTTGACACGTTTGGGGAGCTCTGCAAGGATCGCTTCCCCGAGGCAAACACAAACCTCGATTCGGAGTGATGAACCGATGCTGACCCGAGACCCGGGCTCTGACAAACTCTGCGGAGAGCTGACCCGCGACGACATCGAATTTGCGATAGCCCGCTGTGCGATCCAACGGCCCGCGGTGCTGCTCGAGTTCGACCCGCGGTTCAGGCCGGAAATGCTCGAAGACCGCGTTGCAGCGGAGATCCTGCGAGCGACCGAAACGCTGCTCGCGAAGGCGCCGACGCGACCACGGCTGACGCTGGATTTTATCCGGGACCACCACAAGCGGCTGTTCGATTTGGTGAAGCCCAGCCAGCTCCACGGGGCCTACCTTGCCGACGAGCACTACGTGGTGGACGAACACGCGGCGTACTGGTCGCAGGTCATTGTGCAGGTCTGGGCGTGCGACCAGCTGGCCGAAACGGCCGAGTTTCTTATTGCTCATGCTCGAGCGAATCGGTCACGAGCGACGGCGGCAGACGCTGGTCTAATCTTGCTGGAACACCAGCAGCAATTGGAGCAGATCGAAAATGTTCTGAACCAGTCCCGCGAACCGCTCGACGTCCCGGAACAGTTGCCAGTGATCCGCTCTGAGGTGTACGACGGCAAGGTGGTTCGCAAGGTTAAGACGGGCATCCGAGATCTGGACGACTTAGCCGGTGGCTTACCGAGCGGACAGGTGAGTACGATCGCCGCCCGTCCGGGAGTCGGCAAGACGGCCATCGGGCTCCAGATCCTGCAACATGCGTGGGACCACGGTGCCAACGCTTTGTTTTTCTCGATCGAACAACCCTGGCGCGACGTTGACAGGCGGCTGCTGTGCCAGGTCAGCCAAGCTACGTTTGGTGACATCGACAGACCGGATTGGTGGGACAGCAAAGAGGGCCAAGAAGCGGTGCAGCGTGTGTGTCAGTACCGCGCCAAGGTGATCGACAAGGTCGATATGACGGCCCGAGACATTGCAAGTTCGATCGCGATCTTCCATTCGTCTGAGCCTGTCGATTTGGTGCTGGTTGACTACCTACAGTTAATTCCATCGATCAACACGCGGATCGATCGGCACTTACAGATCCGGCAGTCGATCGAGGCGCTAAACTCTATCGCGAAGCGGCTGGACGTCCCAATCCTGTTGTTGGCCCAGCTAAACCGCAAGGCCGAGGACATGAAGGGAAACCCGACGCTCGCGTGGCTGGGCGAGTCGGCTTCGATCGAGCAGGCCAGTAACCAAGTGATGTTCTTAATTCCCGGTGAGGACGAAGGCAGAATACGAGAGACGACGCTGTGGGTGATGAAGAATCGGCACGGCGCGACTGGTTCGGTGCGACTGGCGTTCCGCGGTGAGCAGTTCAAGTTCACAGGCTGGGCGGCGGAGAATACGAACACGATCGAACTCGGTGGATTTTGAGGCGTGAGTTGATTGGCGATCGACTCGAGGAGCCCCGCTCGGCGGCGTAGTCGGGCGGGGTTTTGTTCCCAATTGATTTCCAATTTCGGAGTGATGACCCGATGAGTGACTTAACAGACGTGCTGCACTGGCTGCGACCAAGCAATTGGGCTGGTGTTGAGTCCCACAAGGCAGCACAAACGCTGGTCGTAATCACCGAACTCCAAGCCGAGAACCAGCGGCTGCGGGAGCGGGCAGAGGAACTGACCAAGTTATGTAGCGACAGACTCTGTCAACGATGGGACGACAACAAAGAGTATCGTGCAGAGATTGATAGGCTGCGGGATGAGAACCGCGAACTAATCACGGAACGTGACGAGGCAGTCAATTCAGCCTGCGATAACCGCAAGACGTTTGAGCGGGTGATGACCGAGAACACGCGGCTGCGGGCGGCACTGGTGAAGATCGATGACTGCGTGCCAGCTTCTCTCGTCAGAGAGATCGCACGAGAAGCACTGGAGGTGCAGGGTGAGTGACGCAGTCGATAGTCAAATTCGGACGTTCCGCGAACTACTCAGCGACTACTCTGAGCACACTGCAATTGAGTGGTTGCGCGAACTATTTACAGAAGCGGAACGCGAGTCAGCAGAGAGACAGCGACTGGCTCAACGTAACCACGATCTGACGCATAAACTCATCGAACTGTCTGACGAAATTGAAAGGCTGAGAAATTTATGACCGACGAATACAAACAGTGGGACATTCCGGGCGAGTTGCTGCAACAGGTTCTGGATCGACTCCCCGACGATTGGAATCTAACGATCCGGTTGCAAGGTGGGTCGATTAGACCCTACCTCATTCTGACCGACGAAAATGACGACGGGATGTGGGACAACGATGGGCCGTTAGATGGAGAGTCCGTTGTCGACTGCATCAGCCGGTTAATTCGGTTGGTTCCAGACGGCGGTGGCGACGATGAGTGACCCAATTAAAACAGTAATCGACAAAATGAGCGATGAGCTTGTCAAGGTGGGCGAAGCGGCGGATCGCAAGATAGAGAAAGTAATGGAGGAGAACGCCCAGCTGCGGGAGCTTCTCTACAAGACGACGCACACGCCGTTCGGATGGTGCAATTTCTCTCATTTGCACAACGGCGATCAGTGCGGTCAGTGCGAAGCGTGCGAGCACACCAAGAAAGTTATGAAGTCAGTTCGCGAAATACTTGAAGGAGGTGCAGAATGATCATTGATGGAGTCGAGTATGTGCGGGCGGATTCGGTGACCGCAGAGATTGGTGACATGCGGATTATTGTGGCGGATCGTGGATGGATCTTCGTTGGTCAATGCGAAGACCAAGACGACGGCAGTGTGATCATCACAAACGCTAGGAATATCCGCAAATGGGGCACAACTTGCGGCCTTGGAGAACTGGCAAGCGGGCCAACGTCGGAGACTGTGATTGATTCGTATGGCACAGTCAGGACGACGCCAATTGTGTCAATCGCCGTGACTGGGGGTTGGTAGAATGGACTGGGTAATCACAGGCAGCAATGGCTGGGGCAATGGCTATGGCTATGGCAATGGCGATGGCGATGGCAATGGCGATGGCAATGGCTATGGCTATGGTGACGGCTATGGCGATGGCAATGGCGATGGCAATGGCTATGGCTATGGTGACGGCTATGGCGATGGCGATGGCTGGTGAGATCGCAGATCCAATGTTTATTGTACCGAACCGGGGGGCAGCGGAACGGACGTGAACTACGACGAAGATGACCCGACATTTGTCGACGATCTACGCAGGTCGCAGGATTCAGTGGACGTTGCGGCGAAGTGGCTACGGTCGCAGGGCTACCCATTGGTAGTGCGGCCTACGTTTGTGCGACCCACGAGCGACCAAATGGCAGAGTTTTCCGACAGCGGTGATTTGGAGATCATGCAGCGAGTCGAGGTGAAACAGCGAGTCGACATCGACTTTACTAGCGCTGATGATTTCCCGTACCAGACCGTAATCGTCGACGCTTGCCATTGCTACGACAAGGCACGCCCGAAGCCTTACGCCTACATCATTTTTAACTCACAGTTGACTCACGCGATGGTGGTCAACGTCCGGGAAACGATCGGAGCGTGGTCGAGAACGGTCAAGCTGGATCGAAAGAAGAATCGACGCCGCAAGTTTTACGAGTGTCCGGTGAGTGAGGCGAGATTTGTGACCATTCCACATGCAGCAGGTGAAGAATGATCCAAGCAGTTGACTGGAGGGGCGATGCGGATCGGTGGAAGGCAAAAGCCTTAACATTCCAAACGATACTAGCCGCTCTCCTGTTGCACGATGAAGGCCGGCAGCTGGTGACCACAATGGAGAACCTGGAAGCGGCCGAGGCGCTCAGCTGGAATCTATTTGTCCAGGAAAACCCCGAAAATGGGACGGTTACGTTTTCGATGGAAGACATGGACGAGGAGGAAGAATGAGCTGCGAACGGACGGGAGCCAAAGGTCGCGACCAGTGGCGGCGAATGCAGATGGAACGGGACGGCTATTGCATGCTCTGTTCGAGCCAGCCGGCGACCGAAGTACATGAGATCGAACGTCGCAGCCATGCGCCGCGGACGTGGGCACACACCTGCAACTACCTGCATCTGTGCCACGATTGTCACCACGGCCGCATCCCGAAGATGGATCACGCGGAGCAGCTGGCCGTCAAGCTGGTCTGTGACCCGCGAAACTTCGCACTGGTGCAGTGGCTCAAACTGCGAGATCCAGACCTAAGAGCACCCGAGCGGGTGACAATGGAAGACATTGCGAACCATTTAACCGCCAATTTGGCGCTCCTGCGGAAAATGGGGTCAGTATGAGCGGCGAGCGAATCATCGCGATTGATCCAGGGCCACGGCAGAGTGGTTATTGCGTGTTCGACCCGGCTGCGTTTCAGGTTATAACATGCCGTAACATGGACAACATCGAGTTGTTTGAGATCATGACACGCTCAAGCAACTGGAGCCGAGACGGTGACACGCTGGTAATCGAAAAGGTCGCGCACTACGGAATGCGAGTCGGAAAGGAAGTGTTTGATACTTGTACGTGGGCGGGCATCTACGCGGCGAAGTTCGGGGTGCTGCACACGTTTCAGATTCCGTTTGCGACGGTGAGCATGACCATCTGCCACCGTCGCGGAGCGAAAGAGGCGGACGTCTGGCGAGTGGTGCGAGACATGTTCCCGAAGTCGGGCGGCGGCCTTAGTCCGGAGATCGGAACCAAGTCAAAGCCAGGTCCGCTTTACAAGACCAGGGCGCAGGAGCACGGGCGCTCCGCGCTAGCAGTGGCAATCACGCATGGCATTCTGATGCGAGAGAACGCAGAACAGCACCTGCGGGACTACAGCATGTACGCCACGATGTTCGATGGTGTTATTGACGAACCAGCCATGGAACCAACATAATGACCACACCATGCAACGGAACCGCATCAACCCGGACCAGCGAGCCCGCTCGACAGGAATGTTCGAGCCGGATCGGCTGCGTTACCACCTCAGCCAATTGGCTGAGCTGTCGGCAATCACAGGGCGTCAGTTGGTTCTGGTATACGAATCGCCGTGTTGGCGCGTGGTAGAACTTGACACAAGGGTGTCTGCCGTGGGAATCTCGGCGGAACCAGACCCGGCCGATGCAATCAGCAGAGCGGCAAACAGAATTAGACGGATCGAGGAGATTGCGAAGGATGGCAACCACCGAAGCTGCAAGTCCGCAAGCTGACACTGACCGACTCGATGAGATTGTTGAAGCGGTCAACCAACTGCTAGATGAGCACGAAACTTTCGTCGCTGGCGATGCTGCATTCCCACCAGAGTCTTTTGACGTGGCTGTTACAGCGGCGGACATTGCGATTCATTCGGGCGACTGGCCCAAACAGTCGATCAAGATTTGCGTGAAGTTTGGTGCGTTCCTCGAGCACTGGAATCGGTATCGCGGCGGGGAGTGGACCCGCGACTACTCACCGCGGCCGCAAGTGTGGTCAGCACTCCGGGATCTGATCGAGGAATTCGAGCTCGTTCGCAACCCGATCCAGCGGACGATCGAGCCGGTTCATGTGCTGTTGGAGCAGATGAAGGACTTCCCCGGCAGGTACCGTCAGGTGGCCAAGGCGTACGGCTGGCGAAAGGAAGTGCGACCCGGCCAATTCCGATGGACCGGCCCGTTCTTCGACGGGAACGAGGTCGAGGTGACGTCGCTGATCGAGAAGGAAGCAAAGGATCCGGGAAGCGTGGTTCCTGTGGGCTGGCGTCCTGATGACGAGATAGAGCGGGAGAAGCGGAGCCAGGTTGAGAACCAGAACCGCCTTGCGAACGCTCGAAGACGCTTGAACAACGCGAAAGAGGACGTTGACCCGGCAAGCATCGATGATTTGCTGTTTGAGGGTCAATTCCCGGACGTGATCGCCAAAGTGAAAAAGGTGGAGATTGGCGAAGTGCTGGCGAGAGCCGAGGCACTAGCAATGAAGCCGAACGACCGAGAGAATCCAGACCCGTGGGTGGACCCGCGGAAGCAATCGCAGGACGCGAGCAACTTCGGCAGCACGGATGCGCGTCAAAAGCCGGAGTTGCATGCAACAGAGGAGTCTCTACCGAGCGACGTAGTTACGACCGAGGTAGAGCCCGAGGACGCAACGGACGCCAGCGCCACCGGATCGGCAGGGACGACTCATCCCGATCCGGTGGCATTTTCTCCCGATGCTGAGGAGAAGCTGACGCGCCGCCAGCGGCAGAAGCGGGACCGCGGTTACATTCAGCAGGCGATCGAGCTTAACCCAGACGCATCCGCCGGCGAGGTGTCGGAGATCATCAAGACGCGGTTTGGCTGCACTATTTCAACGCGGTCCGTTGCTGGCCATCTCGCCAATATGCGCAACTGAGGGGCGCATCGTTGGCGAAGAAAAAAAAAGCTGCCGCCAAGATTCCTTCTAAGGCGAACCGCACTGCGAGGGCGAAGAAGGTCACCAAGAAAAAGGTCGAGCAGGTCGCAAGGCAATGCGGCAACCGTGGACGTGGTCTGGGGCGGAAGTCTTGGAAGCAGCACAAAGCTGACCCCGACGAGGTGGCACCGAGCGATCGAGATTTGCAAATTTACTTGCTCGCTCACGAGGGCATCCACACCCAAATGGAGATTGCCCGGCAGTTCGAGGTTTCTCGCGGGCGAGTGACGCAGATTCTGACCGCCGTGGGCAACTGGATGCTTCGCCGGCTGACGGACGACATTCGCACGGTCAAGCTGGAGAATCACGCGCGGCTGCAAGTTTTGTACGCTGAAGCGTACAAGGGATGGCTTGCCAGCAAGGAGGACGCGGAAGAATCGACGGTGACTGAGGGCGGACCGGGCGGCACGGTGACAACCAGCAAGCGGAAGGGGCAAACTGGCAACCCCGCGTTTTTGCGGGAATGCCGCGAGATCTTGGCCGACATTCGCAAGATCTGGGGAGCTGACGCTCCGATGGAAGTGAAGCACACCGGCGAGATTCGCGTAGCCGGCAAGTCACTGGCGGAGGCAGTGATTGAAAAGCGGGACCAGCTGAACCGAATCGGCAACGTGCTGTTAAACTCATCAAATTACACAGTGGTGGGCGACGACGATGACGATGGAGCTGTCAAGTGAAGACCAAGCACTGCTACACGCGGACTTGCCGGCTTACCTGACCTACCGGCCACGGCCGGACCAGCCGGACCGCTTCGACGAGCAGACCAGCTTTTATGAGTCGCAAAGCACGGGGGTCATCTTCCACTTGGGCGGGAATGGAAGCGGGACTACCGAAAACACGCTGGCGAAAGTGGCCAAGTTCGTTCTACGGGAACAGCAGCCGCCGCGGCGTGATACACCATTCTGGATTATCGCAGGCTCGTACGAGCAGGTGATGGAAGCCTGTTGGGCGGAAAAGCTGTACGGACGTGGCCACATACCAAGCAGCGAAGTCGACTGGCCTCGAGTGGTCTGGAAGTCCAGCAAGTCGAACTGGCCGTACCGAGTGCCGCTAAAACCGTGGCCCGGCACACCCGACAAGAACTGGTGCCTTGAGTTCAAATCTTACGAACAGGGCCGGCAGCAGTTCCAAGCTCGAGCTATCGGGGGATTTGCATTCATCGAACAGATGCCGTACGTGCTGCTGAACGAAGTTCTGCGCGGATGCCGAGAATACAACTTTCCGGGCTCGAAGCTGGTTGAGCAAACGCCGATCGATCCGCATTTGAGTTACGAGATTCAGAACATGATCGAAACCGACGCACTCCCCCCAAGCTGGGAAGTGTGGCGGGCAAACACTCAGTGCAACCTCGAAGCGGGCTACATCACGCAAGAATGGTTTGAGCAGTTCTACGGATCGATCCCGGAGGAGATGCTTGAGACCCGGATGACGGGGGCGTTTGCTTCCTATGAGGGGCTGATCTACTCAACCTTTTTCCCGCGGATGCACGTAGCTGGCGATGACGTCATAGACTTTCCTCCGGGAGTGTACCATTACCGCGCAATTGACTGGGGAGCAGGTCCACACAACCCGTTTGCGTGCATCTGGGGCTACAAAAACGGAGTTGGTGAACACTTCATTTACGACGAGTATTACAGCACCAACCAGACTAAGACGACGATCGACCACCTATGCGAAGTGCAGGACCGGTGGCCATGGCCGGGGAACAACCCGTACTTCTCGAGCACATTCGCCGACCCGGCGAGCCCCGATAACATCCGGATCGCTCAGAAGCTGGCGCAGTACACGAATGACGAGTACGAAAACATTCAGGGCATGATGCGAGGCTCGAACGCCGTCCTCGAGGGGATAGAGCACGTTCAGTTCCTGCTGAAAAAGAACGAAGCGACCGGACGACCGCGGCTAGTGATCCATGAAAGCTGCGTCAACCTGATTCGAGAAATGCGAACCTACAGCTGGGAGCGAGCGAGCGACCAAGGACTCAACCCGCGAGACGCGGCCAAAAGGCCGTTAAAGAAGGACGACCACCTCTGCGATGCGCTGCGATACCTCGTTTTCTCGCTGGCACAGATGGAAGGCACTAGCGTACAAGAGAGCATCAGGAGACCCGTGCGGAGCCGTCATGGTGTCAGGTTTCATCAGCCGGACGCAGTGGAGAGGCTCACCTAACCATTAGTAGGCGGTTTGCAACAATGGGCAAGCAACGGCTGAGCCAGAGCGCGATAGCGCGGTATGGGCGTCAAAAGTTCGATGAGGCACAGAAGCAAGCGCGACGCGACTGGGAACGGTCAACGGTGGGTTCGGCAGTCCTGGACGTGGCGAGAATGGGGCGGAGCGTTCTGAGCCGGAGAACTCCTACCAGCAGAGCCAAGCGAGCGGTAAACCGACTGAGCAAGTTTGCCACAAGCGGCGGAATGGGCGACGTCATTGCGAGTACCAAAGTCGGCAGCCAAGTGATGAAACTGGCGCGATTGGGCGACGTTGACAAGTACAGCAGCGGTCTCGTCGAGCAGATGGTAGGCAGCGTTCTATCGAGCATGTTTGGACCGCTAGGCGGAAGTCTCGCGCAGATCGTGTTTGCGAGCGACGACGCCGCGCAGGACGCGGGGCTCAATGATCCGGGTAGAGATCCAGGCGTAGAAGATTCGTTACGGGCGGCGCTTGAGTTCATCAACCTTGTCGACCCGAAGCTATTGAGCGGGAAGGGCAAGGAAACGCTGACGGGCACACCGGAGGCGGCGGGACTACAGCGGGCACCGGATGACGGAACTTATCTTCAAGCATCGCCAGTAATCAGAGGCCGGGAAGGGTTCTATGTCACCACGTACGAGGGCGGGCGGATGATGACATACCCGCGCACCGATCCGATGGTGACGGGTGAAATGATTCCAGTGCAGAGCTCAAATGTCCATTCGATCGGATTTATTTACGACTTTGACAACACGCTGAACGGTGTTCTCAAGGTTCGATTCTTGCAGGGCAAGCGGTCAGACCGGAGACAGAAGATCGCCGGCCCGCTCTATTTCTACTACAACGTCGAACCGAAACTGTTCCGCGAGTTCCGCAAGGCAATCAGCGCGGGTGTCTTTGTCTGGGACAACTTGCGTGTGCGTGGTACAGTTTCAGGTCACCAGAAGCCATACGAGCTGAAGGGGGTCGCAGAGGGCTACGTCCCGAGAAAGGCGACTCGATACGGCGGAAACGAATACTATATTCAGCGGCAGATCAACGTCCGGCATACCCGGACGGGCAGCCGGCGTACGATTTCGAGCGAGAAGCCGGACCGACTTGTCCAGCCATACCCGGACCGAGGAACGCCCGGACGCGGAGCACCGAACCGCGGGCGACCGAATCGAGGACGCTAATACATGCTGACCACGGATGAGAAAAGCGAGTTGCACAACGAGTTCACCGCCCGAGCACAGGGCCGCAATCGTCCGCCGGAATTCATCCAGCGGGTGATCGACGAGAAGGAAGCCGGGATCATGGACCCGGCGACCGAGTCACCCGGTGTTGCACCCAACTTCGGCCAGTACGCGCTGCCGCATCTGTTGACGTACCAGAGCCTGCACGGCACGTACAGTCGCGTCTACAAAGCCAGTGACGAGGCGATCAAGCACAGCATCGAGAACTCGCGATTCATGCGAAACGATGTTGGCATCATGGAGTGCGTAGAGGCACGGCAGCGGGCAACGGCGCTTCTGGACTGGCACATCGAGCCGGAGGACGACAACAGCCAGAGCCAGAAAGACCTATGCACCGAGCTGACGAAGATCATGAGCCGGATACGTCGCTTCACCGAGTATCGCAACAACCTTCTGCATGCCATCTGGTACGGCAAGTATGCGGTGCAGAACCGATACGGCTGGCAAAACATCGGCGGGGCGATGCGAGTGATGCCGACCCCGCTACGTGAGAACTACGGCTGGCAGCCGATCAACGGTGACAAGCTGGTATTTCGCTATGACGATGGCCAGCTGGACCCGACTCGACCAATCCATCAGCTGGGGGTGCGTGTCGGACATCGGAAGCAGATCGGCACCAAAATCAACAAGCGGTGGGAAGTCGAGCCGACTGGGCACGGGCTGGCTTACTTCCTTAGTGAGTACGAGCGACGTTCGTTGGTTGTTCACAAGCATCTAATCGAGGACGGAGCGTACGAGGATAACTGGGGCGGCGAGCAGATCCACGGCGTGGGTGTTCGGTCGCGCATCTACTGGGACTGGTTCCAGAAGCAGGAGACTTTATCGTTCCTGATGGAGTACCTCGAGCGATCCGCAGGCGGAATCGAGATTTGGAGCTATCCGGCCGGCGACAAGGGCGCACTGGAAGCGGCGAAAAGTGCAGCCACCGACCGAATCAGCAACCAGCGGAACGTCGTGTTCTTCCCGAAACCCATGGGCGACGAGGGCGCCATGTATGACGTGCAGGTGATCGAGCCAGGTATGTCGGGAATCGAGAGCCTGAAGGACATCGTGACCAACTATTTCGGCCACCGAGCGAAGCGGTACATTCTCGGCCAGACGTTGAGCACAGAGGCGGATGCCACCGGGCTAGGCTCAGGCGTGGCGGAGCTCCACTACAACTCCTTCTTGATGATCGTGAAATACGACGCGGTCAACCTCGAGGAGACGATTACGCGCGACCTGCTCCGACCGTTGCAGGAATGGAACTTTCCGAAGTCCAAAGGCATTGCTCTGCAATTCAAGATCGAGACCGAGTCTCCGGACGTGGAGAAGCGACTCGAGGCATATCAGGCGGCGTGGAGCATGGGCGCGAGTCTGAGCGAATCAGACGTCATGGACATGATCGGTGCGAGCGTGCCAACCGACAACGAAAGCGTGCTGAAGAATCCACAACTTGACCCGGAAGCACAGCAGGGAATGGACCCGATGGGCGGCATGGGCGGCGGAATGCCGGGCATGGCCCCCATGGGTGGAATCCCGCAGGACGGCGACGGTGACGGGATCGCAGGCGATGGAACGTCACAAGCTACGGCTGTTGGCTTTAGTGGTGTCGACCAAATGAAAACGGACGCGATCGACAGCATGTATAACGACCCGGAAACGGCCGCGGGCGGCGACGTGACGTACGTGAACGAAGGCGGCGAGTACCAGACTCGCGAGATGCCGGAGTTTGACACGGGTGACCGCAAGCCCGAGGGCAAGGTGGAGCGGTTCGAGCGGGATGGCGACGTCGACCTGTATCGACAGCAGATTGACAGCGCCGGGACGTCACTCAACCAGGTGCCTGCATTGTTCAAGCGAGTGCAGAAGGCCGGCGGATTCAAGCCGAACTCAATCAACCTGGACTATGGCGGCGGCAAGTACGACAAGGGAACCGAGTTCCTGAAACAGCTGGGCGTGAACAACCTGGTGCTAGATCCCTTCAACCGATCAGGCGACCACAACCAGGCCGTTGTCGCAGCGATCAAGAAAGCCGGCGGCGCTCCGACTGCGACCATGGCGAACGTGCTGAACGTCATCGCCGAGCAGGAGGAACAGATCAAGGCACTCCAGAACGCCAAGTCGCTGCTGGCACCGGGCGGAATGCTGTATATCGACGTCCACGAGGGCGACGGCAGCGGCCAGGGCAAAGCGACGAGCCGCGGATTTCAGCAGAATGCGAAGCTCGACGCCTACCTGCCGATGGTGCAGAAGGTGTTCGGCCAGGCAGCGAAAGAGGGCGGTGTGATCGTGGCGACGACTCAGGCCCAGGGGAACGCTGCCTACAGCCGGATGGCCTACAACCTGGGCGAAGTCGAGCGATACGAAAAGCAACTGACGTTCGATTTCGGCAGCAAGGACGACGGCGAGTGGAAGACGATCAACGGCAGCCACGTGTACGTCGAGGGCGGCGAGATTACCAAAGGTCCGCCGGATCTGTTGGGCAGGGGTGGCGACGGCCGGAAGGAGGACAGGCCGAAGCCGTTGGGAAAAAACCGACCCGGTGGGCGAAGCGAATTCAAGCCCGCCGGGGATTCACCGTCCGATGAGCTGCCAGCTGAGTTCGGCGCAATTGATTTGCCGATCCTCAACAACGCTCCGACAGGCGGCGATCCTCCAGAGGCCAGCACCGGGAATGCGGTCAAGCTGCATCCGATCAAGTCCTACGACAAGGTTCTGGTCCAGTTCTCAGGCGGCAAGGACTCACTGGCGGCGGTGCTCGATCTGATCGACCGCGGAGTCGACCCGAAGAAAATCGAGCTCTGGCACCAGCGGATTGACGGCGACGGTGAGCGGTTCATGGACTGGCCAGTGACCGAAGACTACGTGCGAGCGATCGCCGACCATCTGGGCGTCAAGCTCCGGATGCAGTGGCGTGAGGGCGGATTCAAGCGGGAGCTGGAGCGCCACAAGGAACGCACGCAAGGTGTGTGGTTCGAGGATGAGAACGGCAAGCGGAAGTTTCTGCCGACCACGAAAGGCGGCGAGACGACCCGCGAGAAGTGGCCCGCCAAGTCATGCGATCTGGGGAAACGGTGGTGCAGCGCTACGCTGAAGATCGACGTAGCGGCGCGGAGCATAACGAACGATCCGAGCCTGAAGGGCGACAAGCTGCTGTTCGTCAGCGGCGAGCGGCGCGAGGAAGGCGGCCGGCGGTCCAAGTACCTCGAGAGCGAGAAGCACCGGACCCACAACAAAAGCCGGACGAACCATCATTACAGACCCGTCCTGGATTGGTCCGAACAGCAAGTGTGGGACAAGATCAAAGAGCACGGGATCAACCCGCACCCAGCGTATCGCCTGGGCTACAACCGGCTGAGCTGTCAGCACTGCATCTTCGCCGACCCGGACCAGGTCGCGAGTAACCAGGAGCTAGACCCGAACGCGGTAGAGAAGCTGGCGGAGATGGAGGACAAGCTAGGCCACACCATCAGCGCCACCCCGAAGGGCGAAGGGGTCAGCATCCGCGACTGGGCGAAACAGGGCGTCAGTTTTGTCACTGACTCCCCGGACGAGCTCAAGAAGCTCGCGATGAGCACCGAGTTTACCGAGCCGATCCACGTCGGCGATGACTGGGAAATGCCGAAGGGGGCGATGAAAAAGGGCCAGGGAGCGCCCGCGAACTACGCGCGGATGGGCTACACCTGGGCGGACGTCGACCGTTATTGGCGATTTGACCGGATGGTCCGCGACTTGTACAGGGCGCAGTTCAACGAGGGCGATCATCCGCGGGACCAGGACGGCCAGTTCACGAGCGGAGCGGAGACCGCGCGTGCAATGGACGTCCCTGCGACTGAGCTCAATCGCGACGTTCACAGCCTGTTAAAAGGCACGGAGGGGTGGGTTCGTCCGGTTGAGCTCTTTCGCCAGTACAAAGGCAAGGCGAAGCTGTTGGACTTCATCAAGGAAGTGAAGACGGCCGCGTCCGAGGGCGAGGTAGAAACCAAGGGCAAGGGCGACAAGTTCCAGGTGCGCCGGATCGATACCGAGAGCAGCCTGATCAGTGACACGAATCGCCGGCTGGCAGGTCACAAGGTCGAGTACAACCCGCGGCAGATGACGTTGTTTCGGAAGCCAGGACGACCAGAGCCCTATCGACGGGTGAAGGATCGAAAAGGTCAGGGCACGTTCGACTGGAACGAGGAGGATCACCCCAGGGGGCAACCCGGCAACGCTGGCCAATTCGCCAGCAAGGAGGGCGGCGGGAGCGCGGAAGCCCCAGAAGCTCCAGAGGAGCGGAAGCCACAGGCAGAGGACAACTGGAGCGGTCCAGTTATTCAGTCGCCAGCGTTCAAGCAGTGGTTCGGCGACTGGGAGAACGACCCGCAGAACTCCTCAAAGGTAGTCGACGAGAACGGCGAGCCTGAGCAGCAGCACAGCATGGTGGTGGACGAGAACGGACAGCCGAAGAAAGCCTATCACGGCACGTCACACGGCGGATGGGACACATTCGAGCCACGTTTCGGACAGGCATCCGCAGGAGGGATTTCGGATCACCTGCTGTACGGGCCGGGGTTCTACTTCACAGAGGACAGGGGCATTGCCGAGGAATACACCCAGATTGCGAGAGAGCCTGAATACTCGCTCGCGATGGATGAGGACGCGGCCAACGCAAAGCTGCGCGATCGGGTGGAGGCAGTCGCAGAAGCATCCGACGATGAAATGCTGATCGAGGAGGCGGGCGACGTCATGCGGGACATTGATTCCGGGCGTTATGGCGTCCACAGGATGGTTGGCAAGAGCAAGAGCCAGCACGACTATTTTGCATCGACGTTCGGCATCGATGTCAGCGATCTGTTTGAGGAAAAGGACGATTCGGAGGTCAAGGAACTCTATCTCAACATTCGGAAGCCGTTCGACGCTGACAATGACCGGATCCCGGCAAGCCCGGCAATGAGAGAAACGCTCGAGCGTTACATTCGCGAGTCAGAGGAACAAGGGCATATGTCTGAGGCTAACGAATGGCGGGAGAAACTGAGGGAAGGGTACACGTATCAGGAAGCACTGGGTTTCAAGCCGACGAAAGAAGCCTTGAACGAATACCTGAAGGAACTGGGCTACGACGGCATCACACACATCGGCGGGCGGCACATGGGGAGCCGTGACCATCAGGTCTGGATCGCGTTTCAGCCGAACCAGATCAAGAGCACCGACAATCGCGGCACGTTCGATCCGAATGACAACCGGATGAACTACCGCAAGGTGAAGGATCGAAGAGGACAGCAGGCGTTCGACTGGGACGAGTCAGCACACCCCAGGGATGAAGACGGCAAGTTCGCCACGAGTGACAAGCCGAGTGACACGAAAAGCGCGAGTGACACGGAGATCGGCGGCATTAAAAGCAGCGGAAGCGAACTTGGTGATGAGGCAACGATGGCCATCAGCGAGCTTTCGGAGGAAGCGGTATTGTCTGCCGTTCAGACCGACGGGTTCAACGAAGCGGCGGTGCGTTCTGTGCAAGCACACACCAAGACGGTTGTTGGCCGGATGAATGCCGCGTGCAGGATGAAGATTGCCAACAACCTCGAGAGGATCAAATACGCGCCCGACCTGAACGAGTTGACCCGCCAATACAACTTTTTCAACCTTGCTAACCGTCGACTGGGATCGATCGGCGGATTCTATATGTTCGATGAGCAATGGCTGTTCCTGAACGGTGCGTTTGATGAGTACACCGAGTTCGGGAAGGGCGAAGCGAAAGACACAGCCGAAGGTATCCAGGCTCACGAGTTCGCGCATGCGATTGACGGCCCGAAGTCCGTCTACAGCAATATGGTCGAGTGGAAGACGGCATATCTTAGCGAAATCTGGGCGGCGAAGTCGCAGGATGCTCCGTTGACGCGATACGCCACAACAGACGCATCTGAAGGATTCGCCGAGTTCGGCCGATTGCTGTTTAGCGAAACGGAATACTTACAGGCTGCGGGGCGAGAAACGATACGGGCGACCTTTCCGAAGTGCTACAAGTTCTGGCTAGACATGGGGCTTATCGATGACTGACAGGCAACTGATACCAGAGCTGTTCGGCGAGAGTATCAATACGGACGGCAGCCACGCGGATGTACTGTTAGGTCAGGGCGAGGAAGAGGAACCGCACGCATCAAATACGCAGGCCGGCGGTCTGTACGGCGACGTTCTGCTCACACCAGACGAGCGTGAGAAGTACGCGCGGCAGATATCACTGTTCAACGAGGAAGACCATCCGCGCGACGATTCCGGGAGATTTACCAGCGGCGGAGGCCGATCGAAGTCAGCGAAGCCGGTCAAGCCGTTCCACCCATTGAAGGGCGAAGGCGGGAAGCTGCACCCGAAGCGGAAACCGAACAAGGAAGCGTCTGAATACCACGGAGTCGAAAAGCTGAACTCTCCCGGGAATCTGCCGGCGGTGTTCCTGACTGGGGTGAGCAACAAGAAGACACGCGAGGCGGCGAAGGATAGGCCGGGGCTGGGCGTCCTGATCACCCCGAATACTGGGCAGTACGTGAACCACGTGAACGATTACAGCGCGTTCGCAGTGGACAACGGTTGTTACTCCGAGCACACCGGCAAATGCGAATTTAAGCCGGCGGAGTTCCGGAAGCTGCTGAAGGATCTGAAGCCGGAAGCACACAAGGCGATGTTTGTGACTGCTCCGGATGTTGTGGGCGACTGGGAAGCGACGAGGAAACGGAGCGAGCCGTGGCTGGGTGAGATTCGCGAGGCGGGTTTTCCGGTAGCCTGGGTGGCTCAGAACGGCATCGAGAACAACCAAGGCGAAATTCCCTGGGACGATTTCGACGTCCTGTTCATCGGCGGAAGCACCGAATGGAAGCGGGGTTTCGATTCCAAGGGCGGCACGAACTCCGAGTTCGTCAAGATGCTCAAGGAAGCACACAAGCGAAAGAAACCGGTACACTTTGGTCGCATCAACAGCTGGAAATCGCTCGACACGGTGGGCTACGGCCTGGGAGCCTCGAGCGTGGACGGGACGTATCTGGCATTCGGCCCAGAGAAGAACCTACCGAAGCTGCTCGATTGGGTGGATAGCGAGACCGCAACGCGATACTAGGGCGAAGAATGAACATTCAGCAGATCAACGAAGCGGTTGAACGTGCGGTCTACGAAAAGGTCCACGGGTGGAGTGAGGACGACCATCCGCGTGCCGATGACGGCAAGTTCACCAGCGGCAGCGGTTCGGTCGAGGGCGGCCAGGCAGAGCCCAAGAATCCGAAGTTCGTCGACCCGGGGCAGTTTGCCACGTTCGAGGAATACACCGACTTCCTGTCCGACAAGCTGGGGCGCTCGATATTCGGTGTGTCTGGCGGCAACCGGGCGAAGCTGATGGACAACTGGCACAAGGCCCAGGCTGAGAAACGCGGCGACGATTACGAGTTGCCGGACTGGATCGCAGACATGTCGGAGAATCATTCCGCCGGCGACGTCAGCGACTGGGCAAAGGACATGATAGCGAACCGCGGATTCGACGAGACCGAAGTGCGCGGAGCACTCGAGGAATCGAGCGACCTGAAAGTTGATCCAACCAAGCACGACGACCTATACAGCCTGGGCCATTACATCGAATCGCTCGACGATGAGGACGAGCGGCCGGTTCAGCGGGAGCTATTCGGCCGTTACCGATCGCTCGAGCACGCCACCCAGAGCGCCAACCCTGCGCTGCGACTGATGGCAGCGAAGCAGATGCGGTACAGCCTGGTCCATTCAGGCGGACACTGGCGGGATCTGGACCGACTCGATGGAATCATTGAGGAAGCGGTCGACCACGGGCGTAGAATGGCAACACTGGCCAACAGCGAAGCCGGCCAGGCTGTGCTTGACCACTACCTGGACGAAGCTGTCGCAGTGATGCACCAGCTGGAGCCAGAGCGGGAGATGTACCGCAAGGTTAAGAGCCGACCAGGCCAGAAAAGCCTGTTCGATGAGGACACTGTCGAACGCCATCCAGCCGGCAGCCCCGAGGGCGGCCGATTCGCTCCCAAGGGCAGCGGCAAGAAGGGGAAGAAAGATGCGAAGTCGAGCAGCAAAAAGCGAGTGGGGAAGAAGACTCGAAAACCACGTACGCGAAAACTTCCCGACGGAGTGGGCGAAGATGAGCGAGGATCAGCGCAACGACTTTTTGACTGGGGTAGTGACTCAGGCGGAGAACGACGTGGTGCTGATGATTCGGCAGGGGATGCTGCCAGCAGAGGCGAGGGCACAGGCACGGGCGGAGATGTTCCCGAGACCGGAAGAAAGCGACGACGAAACACTCTGAACGTCATGAGCTCCACCGATTGGAGCTACAAAGACAACTCCTTCGTTGAGGGCGGCAAGAAGGCCAAGTTTCAGCACAATATCGAAGCGATCAAGGTTCTGAACCAGATCGAAGCCGAGGGACGCGACCGCGCGACCGTCGATGAGCAGGAAGTGCTGTCTAAGTTCAACGGCTGGGGCCAGTACCCGCAGGTATTCGACCCATACCCGCGGCCAGAGTGGAAGGCCGAAGCGGAGCAACTCGAGAGCCTTCTGGGTGAAGCACAATTCAAGCAGGAAGCGAGAGAGTCCCGCGACAACCGCAAGAGCGCCGGCCGCGCTACGCTCAACAGCCACTTCACCGACCCAGCCGTGGTCGATGCGCACTGGAAAGCTGCCCAGCGGCTGGGTTTCAAAGGCGGTCGATTCCTCGAGCCGTCCATCGGATCGGGCCACTATGTCGGCCTGATGCCGGAAGAGCTCCGCAAGAATACGGCTGTGACTGGCGTAGAGCTGGACACGACAACGGCCCGCGTTGCTTCGATGCTGTACCCGTCGGTCAACATTCAGAATCAAGGTTTCGAGAAGTTCAGCGCGCCGGACGGGTTCTACGATCTGGCTGCTTCCAACGTCCCGTTCGGTGACTACCGACTGAGCGAGCGACGTTACAACCGTCTGCGCCCGTACATCCACGACCACTTCTTTCTGAAGACGATCGACAAGGTGAAGCCGGGCGGTCTGGTGATGCACGTGACCAGCACGGGCACGATGGACAAGAAGAACGACAAGATCCGCAAGAACATGGCGAAAAATGCGGATCTAGTCGGCGCCTTTCGGATGCCATCAGGGGCGCACGGGCAATCGGCCGGGACCGCTGTTGTGACCGACATGCTGATCTTCAGGAAGCGGGACGAACACGGGGCAGCACCGGAGCACAACCCGAAGGAGGTTCTGGACCAGCTGAAACCGGGTTTCACGGGAGTCCTGACCGACAGTCTGGGGCGGGTGTACCACTTCGTTGACGGTAAGCGGGTTCCGGCTGACTACTGGACCGAGATAGGATCAGTTCCCGACCCAGAGGGCGGCGAAGACATTCCAGTCAACAAATACTTCCAGCACAACCCGGACCAGATCCTTGGCCAGATCGGATGGACAGGAACGCTCTACGGCGGTCACGAGATGGGCGTGCAGTCGACTGGTGACCTGACCGAGATGCTAGACGCTGCGATCAACCGGTTGCCAGAGAACATCATGAGCGACCGCCAGCCGGAAAATCTGGACGCATACGAACCAGAGGCGCAGCCAGGTGCAGAAGATGAGCGGGACGGGAACCTCGTAGTCGATGGCGATGAGGTGTTTCAGAAGGTGGGCAACATTCGCGTCAAGGTGGATCTGAACGCAAAGCAGGCGGCGATCATCAAAGACGCCGCGGACGTCCGTTCTGGCGTGCGTGACCTGATGCGAGCCGACTTGGCTGGCGAAGACGCGGACGAGATGCGGCAAAAGCTGAGCGTCTCGTACGACATGTTTGTGGACACTCACGGCCCGTTGCACAGTCCGGCCAACTTGCGAGCGATGGCTCAAGATCCAGACCTGCCTGTAATGCTGGCGCTCGAGGATTGGGACGCGAAGACAAAGACGGCCACCAAGGCGGAGATTTTCGAGAAGCCGACGGTTCGGCCGCACGTGGAGCCGACCACCGCGGACAATGTGATTGATGCGTACGGGATCAGTCTCGCACAGCGGGGCAACATCGACCCTGACTACATGGCACAACTGACAGGGCTACGTCTGGAGGATGTCGAGGACGAGATGCGCAAGTCCGGACTGGCGTTTGAAGATCCTTCGGACGGCTGGACCGAACGCGGGTCGTACTTGTCTGGAGACGTTAAGGACAAGCTGGCGATTGCTCGAGCAGCGGCAGAAGCCGACGAGCGATACAAGGTGAACGTGGAAGCACTCGAAGCGGTTCAGCCGAAGGACATCGCATACGACGACATCGGCGTGAGAATGGGGAGCCCGTGGATTCCACCGAGCGACGTTGAGCAGTGGCTCAGCGACACAATTGGCGGACGTCCGGACGTGTTCAAGATCGAGTACAGTCCAGAGCTGGGCCAGTGGTCTGTCGACATGGCTCGAGGTGAGGCCAACGCATGGTTGCCGCATGACCACAAGCTGGAGGTGGGTGGCTTCAAGTGGAAGCGAGTAGTTGACGCGGCGCTGAACTCGAAGACGCTGACGGTGTGGGGTGAGGACAGCAAAGGGAACCGATACGTTGACGTCGACGCGACCGATGCGGCCCGCGAAAAGGTGGCGGAGGTAAAAGAGCAGTTTGCCGAATGGGTCTGGGAAGACTCCGACCGCCGCGAACGACTCGCGCGAGCGTACAACGACGAGTACAACAACACGGTCCCGGCCAACTATGACGGCAGCTATCTCGACTTCCCAGGGATGACTCCAGCGTGGAATCTTCGCGAACCGCAGGCCAACTTCGTCGCACAGGTGATCAGCCGGGGTAAAGGGTTTTTGGCTCACGAGGTGGGAATCGGCAAGACGGCGGCGATGGTCGCGAGTGCGATGGAGCTGCGCCGGCTGAGGCTGGCAAACAAGCCGGCAATCGTGGTCCCGAAAGCCACACTCGATCAGATGGAGCTCGACGCACGGGAGCTCTACCCGGGTGCGAAGATCCTCAGCACGAGCGGCAAGTTCGGTGCGACGGAACGTAAAGAGTGGATCAGCAAGATGGCGACCGGCGACTGGGACATGGTCATTATGAGCCACGAGCAGATGAAGTATCTGCCGATGGAGCGTGATACCGAAGCCAGGTTCTTGCAACAGGAGCTCGACGACCTCGACAGTGCGATGGAGTTCCGCAGGGCGCAGGACGGCAAGGGGATGCGTTCCGACACGCGGCAGGTCAAGGCCATGGAAAAGGCCCGAATGAAACTCGAGGCCCGAATCAAGGACGTCACAGAGGGCAAGCGGGACGACGCCTTGACGTTCGAGCAGAGCGGCATTGACCAGCTGTTCGTCGATGAAGCGCACGCATTCAAAAACCTGCAAGTCAACACAAGTCTGAAGGGGACCAAGGGCATCCCGACCGCGGCCAGTCAGCGGGCGCTTGACATGTATATGAAGACGCAGTGGATGCTGGACAACCACGACAACCGCGGAGTGGTGTTTGCGTCTGGTACACCGATCAGCAATACAATGGCTGAGGTCTACAACATCCAGCGGTACCTGCAACCGGACGAGCTCGAGAAGCGTGGCTTGAAACACTTCGACAGCTGGGCGAAGGCATTCGGCGACAGCGAGACCACGACCGAGCCGAATCTAGCGGGCGAGTACAAAGACGTTACGCGGTTCACCAAGTTCCAGAACGTACCAGAGCTGATGCAGATGCTACAGCAGGATCTGGACGTGCGGACGGTCGACGCCTTCAACGAATACAAGCGCGGCGGTGACCCCGACGTAGCCGACGCGATCAAGCGACCGAAGCGGATCGACTCGGTCTACGTCCAGCCGGCAAACGACACGACGCAGGCGGTGATGGACGAGATCGCCCTGCGGGCTCGCAACATTCCGAAGCGGCCGGGCAAGGGTGACGACAACATGGTCAGCCTCACGACGCTCGCGCGGCAGGCTGCTGTTGATCCACGTCTGTACGACCCGAATGCCGAGGACCGTCCAGATTCCAAAGTCAACACGATGGTGGCGAACGTGCTGGCCACATACCACAACCCGGAGAAAGCCGGCAAGACACAGCTGATCTTCTCCGACATCGGGGTAAACCCGTCCAATTCAACCGGGTTCCACCTGTACGGAGACATCATCGACAAGCTGGTGGCTGGTGGCATTCCGCGCGAGGAGATCGCCGACTATAGCAAGTTGACCGACCTGCAAAAAAAGACGGTCAGCGCGGAGCTGAAGTCTGGCAAGCGCCGCATCGGCATCGGTTCGTCCAAGAAGCTGGGCACAGGAACCAACGTGCAGACGCATCTGGCGGAGATGCACAACTTAGACGTTCCGTACGTTCCGACCGAGAACACGCAGCGAGACGGCCGCGGCTACCGTCAGGGCAATCTGAACGACGAGGTGAAGATCTGGCGGTACGTGTCGGAAGGGTCCGCGGATGAAATCAGCTGGGGCATCGTGGGCCGGAAGCAGGGGTTCATCAACCAGACAGTCACTGACAAAGGTTCGGATTTACAGCGGGAAGTAACTGAGGAAGACGCCGAGTCGTTCACACCGCAGCAGTTGCAAGCGGCCGCGGCTGGAGACACTCGGATCTTGGATCAGGTGACCTATAGCCGAAACCTCAAGAAGTTGGAGCGATCAAAGAAACGTCACACGCGAGAGCAGAGGGAGCTGGTTGCTGGTGTCGCAAAAGCACGAGAGCAGGCGGAGGTACTCAAATCGGAAGCCACCCGGATGGCTGACGACCATGCGGCTGGCGAAGCTCGAGCGGAGCAAAAGTTGCGGATTGAGGGTGCGGCGACTGATGCGAAAGCGGCCGACCAGCAGAAGCAGATGGACGCGCTACGCGACAAGGCAGATGAGATCTGGGCATCGATTCCCACGTATCGCCGAACGATTCCGCGGTACGCTGAGTCGGCGCGGATAAGGGTGGGCGAAGTCCGCGGTATGCCTCTGTACCGATTTGCAGGCAACTTCTACCTCGAGGGCGCGAGCGGTCAGCATTACACCACGGGTGAGACGACGCGGTCCGTTGACTACGTGGCCCGCAACCTTGGGAAGCGTGCGGACGACAAACGCCAGCAGGCGAAGATGCACGAGGAATCCGCAGCTTCGATGCAGTCGAGAGTTGGGGAGCCATTCAAGAAGCAAGCAGAGCTGGACGAGACGCAGAGGAAGCTGGACGCTGTGACCGAATCGCTCAAGACTGCGCCGCAGTCAACGCAGAAAGCGGAGGAGCGTTTCAAAAACGACTACCGCCGCGCCGCTCACGCTGCCGTGGCGAAGTATCTCAGAGCCGGCCAGGTTCAGCGGTATGAGTGGATTACGATTGGATCGGACAAAGGGGCACCAGAAGGGGAAAAGGGCGGCACACCTGTATTTGTGGGCCGTGGGGGGCAGATTGAAAAGGGGCCCGACAATCTCGAGGGGCAGAACATCAGTCAGGTCGACCAGAACAAGGAGGAAGGCGAGCACACCGAGAAGCAGCGCCGTCAGGATCTGAAGACGATCGGCGACGTTCGGAAGACATTCCCGCGCGGGACGATGGTTGAGAGCCTTGACGGCGGACTCAAAGGGCAGGTGACCGGGATCAGTTTCGGCACAGGGTCCGGAACGCTCACAGTCACTGACGAAGACGGCCAGAAGCACAAGGTTTCACCGTCAGAGATGATGCGACAGGACGAGCCGAATCCCCTGGACATGAAAGAGGCGGACCAGCTGCCGGCATCCACCCAGGAAGGACTGACGAAGACGCGGGACGATGCCATTGAAGCGGCCGATAAGGCCAGGCAGAAGCTCCACGACGTCTACAACGATCCGAACAGCACGCCAGCAGCCAAGCGGAAAGCCAGCGCCGAGCTTGAGAAGGCGGAGCAGCTGGTAGGTCAGGCTCACGGGGCTCTCGACAACTTCAAACATCGCGCGAAGGGTGTCACAGAGCCACCGTTTACGAATGCGAAAGGCGAAGTCATTCCAGACCCGCCGGACTGGTTCAAACGCGGACGCGCCAACGCACGGTGGGCGCCGGACCGAACCAAGAAGCAGGCGTACCTGTTCGATAAGTGGGAAGACCCGACGCCAGAGAACGCGCCACCGCCGCCGATTGATCAGGTGCCAGGCGCAGAGAAGCCGATTGAGCGACTCCAGAAGGGCCAATTCAGCGAATACACTGGGCTGACGCTGATGGACATCGACGACATCAAAGCGGACCCAGGGCGTTTTCAGTACAAGGTGTCCGGTATCGGCAGCGGGGGCGTATCGCAGAAGCTGAAGGACGCGGAAGTTTTTAACCCCATGCTGATGGGCTCGTTTCTGGTGTGGCACGATCCGGAGGATGGAGAGACGTACGTCGTGAACGGCCACCATCGTCACGAGCTTGCACAGAGAGCGGACCGAGCCGAAGGTTTCAACGGTCTGGTCCCGGCGTACTACGTGGACGCTCCAGACGCCACAACGGCCCGTGCTATGGGAGCTCTCGCGAACATCGCCGACGAGAACGGAACAGCAACGGACGCTGCCAAGTTCATCCGCGACACTGGAAGCACACCGGAAGACATGCGGCAGCTGGGCGTGAGTCTCAAGGGCCGCATTGCACAGCCGGCACAGGCGCTCAGCCAGGTTTCGGACACGATGTTCCACCAGCTAACCAGCGGGTTGATGAAGGAATCACGAGCGCTGGCCATTGCGAACAACCTACAGGACCACGAAAAGCAGAACCAACTGGTAAGACGCATCGACAAGGCCGAGAATGAGGGCAAAACGCTGTCGGATGCTGTCGTAGCTGAGATGGCTCGCCAGTATGATGCAGCTGGCGAGAAGCGAAGCGACGGCGGAGGTGGCGGTCTGTTCGGTGACGACGATTTCAAAGAATCACTGATCGTCGAGCGGTCTGAGTTGATCAGTGGCGTCCGACAGGCTTTGAACGGCATGCGGACGGCGCTTGCTCGAGCAAGTACCAAGAAAGCCGCGGAGCGTCTCGAGTCTGTCGGTGGTAACATTGTCGACACGGAAGCCAACAAGGCCCGCAAGGCGGAACTGGACCGTCTGGTGGAGGATTTCAACAGCACGGTAAACTACCGCGGTACAGGACTGTCGGAGCTATTCAATGACTACGCCCAGCGACTCGCAGACAACCCAAAAGCCGGAAACCAACTCCGAAAAGAGCTCATCGAACGAATCGCCGGAGGCGGTCAACTGGGAGGCGGTCAATCAGGGGCTGTCCAACCTTCAGGGGCAGGGGCTGGTGGGCAGAACTCCGGACGGCAAGCGCAACGACCTATTAGTGTCGCAAGCCCTGCACAGCAGCAACAGTTCGCAAGGGACGTCAGCCGGCTGATGCGGTACGGCATGGGCTACACAGCGGCCGCAAATGTGGCCAGAGGCTACCAACTGAATCGCTTCGGGGAGCGGAATTGACATGGTATCCAAGCGGTTCAAGTACCTGCGACCACGGCCGAGTGTTGAAACTGGCGGTCCAAAGCCAGAATTCCAGACAGGGTGGCCGTGCCCAACCAACATGGCTCCGTTTACTGTGACAATCACATGGTCGGAGCCTGTCAATGGTTTTGATTTGAGCGATCTTCAGCTCACCAACTGCACTGCTGCAAATTTCACTGAAGTGACGCCGAACTTGGTCTACACTGTAGATCTGACGCCAGCCGCAGAAGGCCAGTTTTGTTTTGCGATTCCGAAGGACTCGGTGACTGCGGTGGCAGACCCATTGCAGGGGAACGGTTACAAACAATTCTGTTGCGTGTACGACATCACCGATCCAACGGTGGTGGTCTCGGGTCCTGCTGCGGGCATCCAATCTGTTCCTCACGACGTTACGATCACATTCGACGAAGCTGTGACCGGACTGGTCATCGGTGACCTCACAGTGACCGGTGCTTCCGCAGATGCTTTGACAGGCTCGGGGG